ATTCAAAACCTTAGAGAGCAAATGGCTCAACTACAATATCAATTAGATATTAGAGTTACAGCTTTAGTTGGTTATCAAAGTACTTTAGAAGTTATAGAAGAACCTGAAGAAGAGGCAAAACAATGAGGTGGCTACCAGATTCTTACTTTGACTTTGTAAAAAAGTTTTGGCAAAAAGTTAGAGGTACAGAAGAAAAAACTGTAAGAGCAAGAACCGAAGAAGGAAAGTTTGTTGCAGACGATAAGTCTACTCCCGATGTAAATGAAGCCTACACAACTGTTAAAAAGAAAAAGAAAAGAGGTAGGCCTAAAAAGAAAAAATAATGGCTACAGCTAAAGACGCAATACACCAAATTAGCACACACGAAAAAGAATGTGCTATTCGCTATGAGAACATAGAAAAAAGACTAGACGAAGGATCTGCTAAGTTTAGAAGACTTGAGTATATTATGTGGGGCTTATATGGTCTGACCGCAGCTTCTTTAGGTGTAGACAAATTAATATAAATGAAAGATGGCATTAGAAAAATTTATATTTCGACCAGGAATAAATCGCGAAGGAACAGACTATTCTAATGATGGCGGATGGTTTGACGCTAATCTTGTTCGATTTCGTAAAGGACTTCCAGAAAAAATTGGAGGTTGGGCTAAATCTACTTTAAACACATATCAGTCTACCGTTAGAGCTCTTCATGCTTGGGTAGATCTATCTTTAACTAAATACTTAGGCTTAGGAGCTACTTGGAAATATTACATAAAAGAAGGAGCTAACTTTTATGATGTTACGCCGTTAAGAGTCACTACCGCCGCAGGAGATGTAACGTTTGCTGCTACTAATGGTAGTTCTACTATAACTGTAACGGACACAAGCCATGGAGCAGTTACAAATGATTTTGTAACTTTTAGCGGAGCGGCCAGTTTAGGTGGCAATGTTATTGCTACTGCATTAAACCAAGAATACCAAATACTTTTAGTTACAAGTGCTAACACATATACGATTACAGCTAAAGATACATCAGGAGCTACAATTACAGCAAATGCCAGTGATAGCGGTAATGGCGGTAGTTCAGTAGTAGGTGCATATCAAATTAACGTAGGGCTAGATAGCTTTGTAGAATCTACAGGGTGGGGAGCAGGCACTTGGGGAGCAGGTGCGTGGGGTTCTGCTACAGCTATAACTGCTTCAAACCAGTTACGTTTATGGTCACATGATAACTTCGGTGAAGATTTAGTTATGAATGTACGAGCTGGCGGAGTGTATTACTTTGATACTAGCGCAGCTACATTAGGAACAACTAGAGCAATACCTTTAACAAGTCTATCAGGAGCAAACTTAACTCCTACTTTAGCTTTGCAAGTTTTAGTTAGTGACATAGACAGGCATGTTGTTTGCTTAGGTGCAGATCCAATATCAGGCAGCTCACGATCAGGCACGTTAGATCCTATGTTAGTTGCTTGGAGCGACCAAGAAAACGCAGCTGTTTGGGAACCTTTATCTACAAACACAGCGGGGTCTTTTAGATTATCTGCAGGGTCTCAAATTATTGGAGCTATTAGAGCAAGACAAGAAACTTTGATTTGGACAGATACCGCTTTGTATTCAATGTCCTTTATCGGTCAGCCTTTTACTTTTGGCATAAATTTAGTTAATGAAGGTGTAGGTTTAATTTCTCCAAACGGAGCGGTTAATACACCTAAAGGTATATTTTGGATGGACAAAAAAGGGTTTTATACCTATACAGGAGCTGTTCAAGACATTCCATGTACAGTTCAAAATTATGTTTTTAGCGACTTTAACGAAGGACAAGCTTTTCAAACGTTTGCTTTTGTAAACAAAGAATTTGATGAAGTAGGATGGTTTTATTGTTCAGCTTCTTCTGAAACTATTGATAGGTACGTTGTATTTAATTATGAAGATGGTGTCTGGAGTATAGGCCAGCTTACAAGAAGCGCATGGTTAGATGAAGGTATCTTTAACAATCCTATGGCTACTTACACTACAAGCGACGTAGGTTATTTATACAACCATGAAACAGGCAACGATGATGATGGTTCTCCAATGGACAATGTGTTTATAGAGTCCAGTGACTTTGCATTAGGAAACGGAGAGCAGTTTCAATCGATTAGCAGGATTATTCCTGATGTTAAATTTACAGGCAACGGAGGCTCAGACCAGACAATTAACTTTGTATTGAAACAAAGAAACTATCCAGGAGAAAGTTTAGCTACAGATTCAACGAACACCTGCACCGCAACTACTACAAAAATAGATACTAGACTTAGGGCTAGACAAGCATCACTAAGAATAGAGTCCGATGATGATAATAGTTTAGGAGCAAGGCTAGGTGTTGGTTTTAGAGTTGGAGCTACTCGTATGGACTTGAAAGTAAACGGTAGAAGATAATGGCTAAAATTTTAGAAACAAGACTTCCAATAGCCATAGGCGAAATATCTCCTGAAACATTTAATAGATTGGTCAGGGTATTAGAGCTTAGTCTTAATAAAGTAGATATAGACTCTACTCTTTCGGTTAATGAAACACAGCGTAACGAAAACAAATTTCAACAAGGTGACATTATATGGAACTTAACTGCACAAGAACTACAACTATGGAATGGTGAACAATGGATAACACTATACGAGGGAGAACAGTTCGGAGTAGAAGGCGTTGCTTCTTTAGGCAAAATAACAGTTTCAACGGCTGGAGCTACAACAATAACGATATGATGGACAGAGTTAGATTATTAGAAGAGCTTATGTTAGATGAAGGTGTTATTCATGAGATTTATAATGATCATCTTGGATATGCTACATTTGGTGTGGGCCACTTAATTACAGAAAGAGACGAAGAACACGGACAACCGTTAGGAACGCCTGTATCAGAAGAAAGAGTTAAAGACTGTTTAAATACAGACGTAGACATCGTATGCAAAGAATTAGATAAAAACATGCAGTGGTGGCGTGGTCTTAATGATACAAGACAACGTGTACTAGCTAACATGTGTTTTAATCTAGGTTATCCTAGACTGAGCAAATTTAAAAAGTTTTTAGCCGCAGCAAAAAATGAAGATTGGGAAACCGCTGCTGACGAAATGATGGACAGTAAGTGGGCAACTCAGGTCGGAGACCGAGCTGTAAGGCTTAGGGAGAAGATGTTGAATGGCTAAAAAAATTAAAAAGAAACCACAAACTGTGTCAAACTATAAAAGATCATTAAGGAGACCATAATGAGTTTGTACGAAAACATACATAAGAAAAGAACATCAGGACGAAAAATGAAAAAGAAAGGTGCTAAAGGTGCGCCAAGTGCTCAAGACTTTAAAAATGCAGCAAAGACCGCTAGAAAGATGAGAGACGGCGGTGTTTTTATGCCAGGTATGTCTGCAGTGCAAAGCAAAGGTTGTGGCGCAGTATCAAACAATCGCAGGAAGAAAACTAAATTAACATAGGAGAAAAATATGCCTGGTAAGAAACTATCACCAAAACAAAAGAAGTTAGCTGGAGTAGCTAAGCCTCGTAATAAAATTACAGGAGCAGACTTTAAAAAATTAAAGAAAAGAAAGAAAAAATAATGCCTGCAAAAAAGAAAACCACTAAAAAGAAAAGCGGTGCAAAACCTACGAATCCAGCTTTGTATTCTAGAGTTAAGTCAGAAGCTAAAAAGAAATTTAAAGTATATCCATCGGCGTATGCTAATGGTTGGCTAGTACGTACGTACAAGAAACGTGGAGGTAAATACGCATAATGGCTAAGCCTACTGGCGGACTAACTGCATGGTTTGGAAAAGGACCTAAAGGCGATTGGGTAGACATAGGTGCTCCTAAGAAAAAAGGTAAGTTTCAAGCTTGTGGTAGAAAGTCTGCTAAAGGCAGTAAGCGTAAGTACCCTAAATGTGTGCCTAGATCAAAGGCTAAAAGTATGACAGCAGGACAAAGAAAGAGTGCAGTAAAAAGAAAAAGAGCAGCTGGTAATCCAGGAGGAAAGCCTACTAATGTTCGTACAATAATAAAAAAGAAAAAAAGTGGCAACAAGAAAAAAAGCTAACCCTATACGCAAAACGACTGGTAAAGGCGGTAACTACCGTCCTACCAAGAAAGGCGCGGGTATGACTAAAAAAGGTGTAAAAGCCTATAGGAAAGCTAACCCTGGATCAAAGTTAAAAACTGCGGTAACAGGTAAAGTAAAGAAAGGTAGTAAGGCAGCCAAACGACGTAAATCTTATTGCGCAAGATCTGCGGGCCAGCTTAAAAAGAGCTCTGCTAAAACTAGAAACGATCCTAATTCAAGAATTAGGCAAGCGCGCAGAAGGTGGAAGTGTTAATGAAATTAGGTATATTAAAAACGTTAGTAGGTACAGTTGCTCCAACAATAGGAACCGCATTAGGTGGGCCTATGGGTGGTATGGCTGCGAATATGATTTCTGAAGTATTAGGATGCGATCCTGAGCCAAAGAAGATACAAAAGGCTATGGAGACAGCTAGTCCTGAGCAACTAGCGCAGTTAAAGAAAGTAGAGGCTGATTTTGAAGTCCAGATGAAAAAGCTAGATATAGATCTATTTGCATTGGAAACAGCTGATGTACAAGATGCTAGAGGAAAATTTAGTAAAGATTGGACAGCTAGAATCATAGGCATCTTTGTTGTAGGAGGGTTTATGGGCTATATATTTCTAGTAACTTTGCAACCTCCAGAGCAAAACTCAGAAGCATTGATAAACCTTGTACTAGGCTACCTTGGTGGTTTAGCGAGTGCTATTATATCTTTTTACTTTGGGGCTTCTAACAAACAAGACAACGAATAGAAAAAACGATAATATAGAGGGCATTATGGCAGTAGACTTTAGTTTTTTAGATGATAT